ATGACGTTCTTACCGGTGCTGATTGTGTAGCTCTGAGTGATGGTGTTGTCGTGCTCTACTGCCCAGCGGTCTGCACCACCACCAGTTGCACCACCACCAACAGCAGACCATGCCGATCCGGTATGACCTTCAAACTGCACGAGATCCGTGTTGAAGCGGATCATCCCAGAGTTAGGAGAACCTGGTCTTTGGGCTGTGGTGCCAGACGGAAGATCGAAATACCCGGTTGAGGTGTTATCAACGTTGCCTGAGATGGTCCCGCCAGCCTTGGGTAGTGCTGCGTTGGCTGTGGTGTTGGCGGTGTTGGCCAGGTCAAAGGCCGCCTTGACGCTGCTTGGTGTCGCGGCCGTCGTGGTGCTGGTGCTGGCAGTGCTGTTCTCCAGCTGGACAATGTTCGGGCTGCCAGTCGTCGCAGTTGGTTGACCAGCGGCAAAGGCCACCGCGCCGGTCATCGTCCCGCCGGTCAGCTGCAGGAACGTAGTACCGTTCGCGTAAGCAGATACCCAGGCGCTGCCTGTGTAAATCCGCATGTCCTGTGACACGGTGTTGAAGTACAGCGAACCGGCAATTAGCGGGTTGCCGTCGTTATCAACAGTCGGGTTACTGGCCTTTGGCCCCAGGTACCGGTCATCAAAGTTGTCGTAGGCCGCAAGCGCCGAATCCCTAGCGCTTTCCGCTGCAGCCTGTGCACTCGCGGCGTTAGTTGCAGATGACGCTGCTGCTGTCGCCTGGGCACCTGCCGTAGCAGCGCTTGCGGCTGCAGCTGCTTGGTTGGCAGCAGCAGTCGTCTGACTGGCAGCAGCAGCGGTTGCGCTACTTGCCGATGCCGCGGCCGAGTTTGAACTGTTGGTTGCCTGCGTTGTTGCCGCAGCAGCAGAAACCGCTGCATTTGTCGCGCTCGTCGCTGCTGCCGTCTGGCTGGTTGCTGCCGCGGCTTGGCTGGCTGCCGCAGCCGTAGCACTCGCCGCGGCCGACGTAGCACTGGCGGAAACAACCCCAACCTGAATGTCGGTGTAGTTCTTGGTGCTGGCGTCCTGGGCGGCTGTCGGATCACCAAGGCCGGTGATCTTGTTGCCGCTCATTGCGATGGCACCAGTCATAGTGCCGCCGGTCTTGTCCAGCTTGCCGGCGGCGACGGCGACGGCACTTGCGGCAGACGCGCTGGCCGCGTTGGCCGTGTTGATTGCGCTGGTGGACTGGGTGATGCCTGAGTCGTTGCGGTCCTGTTGCTCTTGGACGACGTACAACCCCTGCAGATCGGCCGTGTCCATGTCGGCCGCAATGAGATTGCTGCCGTCGTTCCAGTCCACCAGGCGCGAGGAGCTGGGCGTTTGCCGGATGACCGTCAGCGTCTGACCCACAGCCGGAGCCGTGGTGCATTGAATCTGTGTTCCGCTTGTCCAGTTAAAGCCAGTGCCATCCACCAGCTCACTGGTGTAGGTGCCATTCAGGATGTTGAACCCGATGTAGACCTTGACGTGCGCCTTCAGGATGTACGGGAACGGGACCGAAAAAGAAGTGGTTGATCCGCTCCCGGCGTAACTGGCGTAAGAGAGGGGCATGGCGCTACGGGACCACTACAGGCTCGTAGCACTCATTGTGGCCGTAGAGCTGCTTACGGGCTAGTCACGATTGCCGCCTTGCGTTCAGCGCTCTCGATCGACTGAGTTTTTAGGCGCTCCGCCCTCAACGCCCGCATCTCCTCAGCAGCCGTGCTGTCAGAGGTTTCCATGCGCTCTCGGGCCAGGGCGGCGTAGTAGTCCCGCAGCTGGGCCAGCACCCATGGGCCGGGCTGCTCCCGATACACCGTTGCAGGCATGTCCTTCACCCGCGGGTCCGTAGTAGTCGCAGGGTTTGCCTCCCACCTCTTGAACTCAGAGCTGTTGATGACGTAGTTGCTTGCCTCAAACAATGTCTTGCCGTTTGTGGCGCGATCCAGTAGGTCGGACAGGTCAACCGGGATGCCAACGGTTTGCTCCTGGAAGCTGTTCTCGACCATGTAGTCGACCTTGCCCGGCACTCGGTACAGCGTCTTGCCTCCAAACAGCGGATGGTCGCTGTACTTCCCGCCACGGGTGAAGCCGACGTAATAGTTGAACTCCTTCTCGGCATCGCGGTCCAGGGGGACGCCGTGCATCCTGCCGGTCATCAGCTCGTCAGGCGGCTGCAGCAGTCCCAAGCGGTTGAGCGTGGAATAGACCTTGTTCTCGGCGTTCCAGTGCATCGGCACGCCCGCCGGGTACTCGTTCTTGAAGATCCAGTCGTTCCAGGGCGTGATGTTGCGGCCTAGGTAGTCGGTCTCCTTGAGCGTGGCCCCAGCCAAGGCAGACAGCATTGGGCTGAAGTTGATCAGGAACGCCTGCAGGCCCTCCCGCATTTGCTCCAGCGGATCGTCGCGCCCGATCTGCTCCATCAGATAGGCATCGGTGGGGTTGAGCTTGCGGTTGCGCTGCACGGTGTCGGCGCCCAGGCCCAGCACGCCCTCCACGCTGCGCAGCGGACCTGAGAAGGGGTTGACCTGGCCGTTGGCAATGAAGCCCGCCAGGCGCTGGAACGCTTCGGGGGTCCGCTCGGTCAACGCCTCGCTGAGCATCTGCAGGGAGCGGAAGCCGGTTTGACGCATGATCTGGCCGGTGCCGACCTGCATCAGCTGCCACCAGGTCTGCTGCATGTCCCATTTGGAGTGCATGCCAGTGACCATGGCCTCCTTGAGGTCCTTCCACAGAAACAGGGTGTTGAGGACCGGCAGGCCGCCCAAGTTGAGCGGGATGCCAAACACGCTGTTCTCCCGATTGCCGGCGGTCTTCCAAGCGGCCCGCTTCTGCGCATCAAGCGGTGCGCTGCCGGTCAACTTGCCCATCTCGTTGTCGAGTGAGGCAAACATCGCCACCATGCCGCCAAACATCACCCACGCCGCCTGGGTGGCCGCCAGCAGCTGAGGGGGGATCTCCTCGCCAGCGCGGATCTTGCCAACGATGCGAGCCGTGTTGGCAATGGGCGGAGCGCCAAGGCTCATGTCCCACAGAGCCTGGTTCCATGGCGAACGCCAGAAGCTGATCAGCATGTCGCCATAGTCGTTCTTGCGAATCGGCCGCATGGCGTCATCGGCCAACTGGCCAATGCCCCCCTGGGGCCTGTTCTGCATGCGGGCGTACTGGGAAAAGTCCCACGACTTGCGGTTGCCGGGGTCGGCCAGCACAGGCACACCGACCTTCTCGGAGGCGATGTAGGCAGCAATCTGGTCGTTGCTGAACTCCTCCCCCAGGTCGTACTGCTTGCGAAAGTTGGCGATCTGCGCGTCGCTCGGCTCTGCCGTGTACAGCACGTCCTGCAGCTTCTGGTCGACGTACTGCCGGCGCTGAGCCCAGCTCCACTCCGGGCCGTCCTTAAAGGACTGGATGAAGAAGTCGTTGGCCCGGTCGGTCATGTAGACCCGCAAGCCGGCCCGCTGGTCCACGGCGCCCAGCATCTGCAGGGAATCGGTGATGGGCAGCCGGATCTCGCGGCCAGCCATCTTGGACAGGGCCTTCTCCTGCAGGTAGTTGGTCAGCAGCTTTTCGCTAACCAACCACTTGTCCCGGATTTGGATAGGCAGTCGCTTGGCGTCCCACGGATCCGCCAGCACCTGCTGGGCGATTTTGTACTGCTCCTCAATCGGGATGGCGCCAGTGCTGACGCCAAAGGCATCAGGGTTGCCCGCAAAGGGCGCCTCAGCATTGAAGAAGCCCTTGCGCAGGGACTCCGACCACGACTGCTTGATGATCTCCTCTGCTCGCATTGCGGCTTCCGCCGCGGCCCTGGCGCCTTCGATGTTGCTCTTGAGCAGGTCGCGGTGGAATGACGTGGCCCCCTCCCGGATCAAGGGGCCGTTGCCTGCGGCTTTCTTGAGGCCTTCAGCGATAAAGACCAGCTTCTGGCTCATGTAGTTCATCACCACCTGCGTCTTGGGGGCGAAAAGGATCGAGTCCTTGTAGTAGCCCCGGGCCTGCGCCTTCCAGTCCCAGCCCTTGTCGAGCTTGGCCAGCGGGTCGATGCCATCAACCTTGGCTGCATCAATCAGCTCAGTTAGCTCCAGCTGCCCGCTGGGCCCCTTGTTGGCTGCATCAACGACCTTGGCCGCGATGCTGTCCGGGCCCACCAGGTCCGCAGGCGTGGCGGCAATCAGCTCCTCTGCGATCTGGCCAACCTCCACCTTGGCCTCAGCTCCCGTCTGCTCCCAGATCGAGCCCGGCATCTCCAGGTCCTCGCCCATTACCCGCTGCCACTGCTGCAGCAGCTGACCAGAGCGGCGCTTGGCCACCCGCAGCGAGCGGTGCGCAAACAACGCCTTGATGTAGGCATCAACGAACTCAGCCTTGGCCTCGCGGCTGGGAGGCAGGCCGGTCTCGCCGATGGTGTCCGCGATGTCCTGCATCTTGCTGATCACGTTGCTGCGCGTGATGTCGGCAAAGACCTGCGCCTTGGTGCCGTTGTTGAGGATCCCGAGGAAGGGAGCCACGTTCTGGGCAATGGCTTGGCCCAGCAGGTCCTTCTTGACCGCAATGCCGGCCTCCTCAAAGGCATCAAGCAGCCGGGCCTGAAACGCATCTTTGTCGTTGATGGCGGTCACGACGTTGAAGTCGGATGGGGAATACTTGGCCCAGTCGCCGGTCAGTGCCTGCAGCATCGAGCCCAGCTGCACTGCGCTGTCGACGCCCATCCGGTCAACCATCTGGGCAAAGTTCTCAAACTCGCCGTCAGAGCCGATCGGCTTGCTGCGTGAGCCAGCGGCCCGTGCTGCCCATTCCTGCAGCCGCTCAGGGTCGACGGTCATGTCCCGCCACATCTGGTTGAAGTTGGTCTCCAGCTCCTGGCCCGTGGTGCGGTCGCGGAAAACAAAGTTCGTCGCGGGGTCGGGGTCCTCTGGGGGCCGCTGACTGTCCAGGACGTAGCGAGCCTTCTCGATGTCGCGCTTGCGCTGCTCAAGGGCCTGAATTTGTTGGAACAGGTCGTCGCAGTTAGCCATGGATCAGCAGCCTCCAGAAAGTGCTTTGGACTTGAGCGCGGCTATCTGGGCATCGAGCCCGGCCACTTCATTGGTGATTTGCATTTGGACCCCCTCGTTGTCGGTAGTCCACTTGTCGAGAAACTCCATGCGGCTGGCCTGGTCCTTTGTGACCACCTCGCTGGCCGCATTGAACTCACGCTTGCGAGCAATGTCGCCCTCGTAGACCTGACGGAAGAAGTCCTCAGCTGACGTAAAGCCATTCCCCTTCCAGTAGTTGGTGAACCGCTCCAGGAGCTGCTGCATCTTGTCGAAGGCCCGCAGCACCTTTCCGGCAACATTTGCCGTCAGCGTGTTGCCCCACGACTTGCCGTCTTTTTTGGGCAGCGCGCTGTCTAAGGCCTTTACAAACTCCTCCTGGAACAGCTTGCCGTAGGGATCGCTGAACCCCTGCATCCTGATCTCTGCGTAGGTCTGATAGGCAACTGCCATCCGCTCGATGGTCGCTATCTCCATACGCTCCGGGATGCCGGAGTAGTCGAAGATCCGCTGGCGGCCAAAGGCGGTTTCCATCGCCTTCATCTCGCCCAAATTCATCAGGCCGAACTGCACCCGATGGAAGGCTTCGTGGTGGGCGACGCTAACCAGCTCGTCTGGCGAAGCCTCCAGCATCCCCTGGATCACGATCAGGTCGTTGGTGACCTCATAGCGCCCGCCCTGCACTGAGGGCTTGCTGCCGCCACCCCATGCGGCATTGCGAGGCTTACGCCCCAGCGCGTCCTCAAAACCGATTGCGACGTGTTCGCCTGCAACGTCCCTGATGATCTGGTCAAGCGCTCCCTCCCAAATCTTTTTGTCATTTGACGGGATGCGCAGGTCGGCGTTGCCCAGCATTACGAACGCACGCTCTTTCTTCTGACGAATCGGATCAACGCTCTGCAGGACCATGCCTTCGCCGCCAAAGCCTTGATCTGCCACCTGCACGGTCATCTGCTTGCCCACCGGGGCGGCAGCTGAGCCGGTCTCGGTCTTGACTTGGGCCTTGATCTGCTGGTTGACCATGACGCCATGGCGGCGGACGGCAGCCACGTCAAAACCCGCCTGCTCCAGGGCAGCAACAAGACGGTCCTCGCCGGCGGATTTCTTGCTGGCGTTGCGCAGCATGTAAGCCGCACGGTCCAGGTCGTTCGCAAACTTCAGCGAGGCGCTGCCGTAGCGCGGGGCGGACTTGCTGAGATCGGCGGGGAATGTGAACGCAGGCTGCTGCGGCTGGTTCAGCAGTGGCGTTGATGTGTCGTACTGCCCCACGCCAAACATGTCTTGCTGGCTGGTGTTCTGCTGGCCGATCGTCCGAGCAATGCGTGCCTGCTCCAGTTGGCGCTCGGCATTGCGCCATTCCCTTGCAAGGGTGTCGTCACCGGCCTGCTCGGCCTCCACGCGCTTTTGCTTGGCGTAGGCGGCGCGCTCATCAAGGGTGACGGGATCCGGCTTGTCCCAGCCTTCCAGCATCCCGTTGGCCTTCTTCTCCTCAAAAGGCATGAGGTCGTAGCCCATGGCCTCGCGGTTGGCCCGCTCGATCTCAAACTGCCGCCGCGCATCTATCTGGGCGTACTCAGTGCCCAGACGGATCTCGTCCATGATTGCCTGCGCACCCGGGGATCCGGCCTGCAGACCATTGGCCTCAAGGTCCTTGGCAGCAACGGCAGGGTCGACCAAGGGTCGGGCTGGCAGCTCCGGGATCGAAGTGGCGCTCGGGCGGACCTCGCCGTTGGCGACGGCTTTTTGGATGACTTGGTTCTTTAATGCCTTGCGCTGGGCGTCAGTCAGGAGCTGTTGCTCGGGCGCAGCCTGCTCAACAGGAGCAACGGCCGGCGCCTCTACTGCCGCCGGAGGCATCGCCTCGGCGCCTGCTTCCAGCTGCTGGAGGATGCGCTTGACGATCGGCGCCGACTTAGCGCCATTGGCCACCTGGGCTGCCGCCTCGTTCAGCATCTGGCTGATGGGCGTGCCAGCTGCGTACTTGCTGGCGTCGAACTCACCCAGCACCGCCTGGGCAGTCCCTGCTGCATCTATCACCTGCTGGGCGTTCACCTCAGTGCCGCCCTTGTCAGCCAGCTGCTTGACGGAGCGGCCGCGGCCAACCCGCTTGAACAGGTTCTTGTTGCCAATCAACTCAGCGCGGATCTTGCCCGCCAGTTCCGCCTTGATGACGGTGGTGTCGATCTCCTCGTCGCCAAACAGGTTTTTCTGGTTGGCCTTGACCTTCGGTGCGCTGCTTGCCATCTGGGCCAGCTCGCTGAAGGCCCGGTCGGTCATGTCCCGCCCTTGGGCGAGCTGATAGACGCGGTTCATCTTTTCGCCGTCCAACCCGCTGCCACCCAGCGCCAGCGCCCGCGGTAACGACAGGTCGCCATCAATGGCTGACTGCAGCAGGTTGTCGGGGAGCTTGCTCAGCGCCAGGCCCTGGGTGCCAAGCCCAGAGCTCAGCGGGATGCCGGATGCCTCCAGCTGAGCGGCGTCTTGGATGCCCGCTTCACGGATGAACTTGGCTGCGTCAAATGCAGTGCCGCCACCAGAAGCGATGTTGCTGATGGCACCCATGGCACGGGCCTGCTCGGCAGTCCCAGCTGGCAGCTCCTCAACCCGAATAGAGGGGACTCCCAGCTCCTTGGCCTTGGCCAGGCGGTTGTGGCCATTGACCACAAAGGTCTGACCATCGGCGGGATCAGTCCAGACTTGAACAACGCCCTCGGCGTCGGTGCTCCACTTGGAAACCCCCTGCAGGGAGTTGCCGATCTGCTGGCCCTGGGCGTTGACGCCTTGCTTGAACTGGAAGCGGCCGGGGTCGACCTGAATGGCATTGACATCAAACAGCTGAACCCCGTCGCCGGCTCGGTTGGGCAGCAGCGCAATGCCCTCTTGCCCCAGGGCGTCAATGCCATCGAGCACGTCCTGGCGGGTGAACTCGCCGAAGTCACGGCCTGTGAGCTCACGAACCCGGTTGTAGAGCAGCGGGCCGTTGTCAGGGCTCGCCAGCGACATCAAGTTGGCGTGAGGCACTGCGGTGGACTCCCACTGCTGCCGCATGGGCACCATCGGGTCGGCAAGGTTCTCCGCTGGCATTGCCATGAACGCGGGGTCCAGGCCTTGCACCACGTCGAACTGGCTCTGCTCCTGCAGGTGCCGCTCAACCTCCGGCAGCACAGATCCCGAGCCAGTTGCCAGCTCCTGAAGGCGCTGGTCGTCCAGGCGGTTGACGCCCATGGCAATGGCATCAACCTCAGGCAGCGCCGGGTCAAACCAAGGGTCCTCCGCCGGATTGGCCTGCGGCAGCGCAGCCCCTGGGTCCTGCACAGCGCCACCGGGCGCCATGGGCTCAGACGGCACCGCAGCGGCGGCGGGCTCGCCGATCAGCTGGTCACGCGCCTGGGCCGGGGTTTGGGGCTGCGGTTCAGCTGCAGGCTGCGGAGGCTGCTGTTGGGCCTCCTCCCGGAAGCGGTATTCGCCAGGCGAAACTTCCTCCTGGATGCCGGAAGCAACGGTCTCTTGGCGGGCAGCGCGAACCTCATCAGCCAGCCGCTGCTCGCGGAGGTTGCGGGCCACGTTCGGCAGGCCGGAAAGGCCAGAGACGGCCTTGCCAAGGCCAAGGAAGCCAAGGCCAGCTGCTACCTCCGCACCGGCGTTGGGCAGCAGGCTTTTGAGCGATGAGCTGAGGCGGTCGTCCTGCGGGGTGACGGCAAACGGGCTGTTGGGCGACACCGCGTTGGCGATGTTGCCGGACAGGTTGTTGCTGATCAGCGTTGTGATGAACGACTCGGTGCCGATACCGGCAACCCAGCGCGCCGCCTTGGCAGCAGCAGGACTGAAGAAACCAAAGGCCTGCGGGCCAACAATGCGAGAGGCGGCAACGCCACCCAAAACAGATGCCGATGCCAGAGCCGGAATGTCGCTGAACCAGGTTTTCTGGTAGGTCGACATTTCCTCCGGCAGCTTGGCGTCCATCGCCTTGGCCAGGGTGCGGTTGAACTCAACCAAGCCCCTCCCCACGGAAGTCGACGCGGGGTCAGCAGGCTTCCAGCCGTTTGTGGCGCGCTGCGCCAGGTTGACGGCAGCCAATGCCGCATCGGTTGGCATCTGCACGGCAGCGCCATGCACCACCTGCCGCTCCAGGGGCGTGCTGTAGCGAACCCTTCCCTTGGGGTCTTGGTATTGCACCGGGGCAAACATGCTTCCCGGTGCCATCAACGGCATTGAGACCGTTCCTGTTGGCCTGTAGCCGGCGTTCATTTGGCCGGCTTGCTTGAGGAAATACTTGGCCTCGTTGGCAACGCCAGCCGGGGTTAGATACCACGACCAGTGGCGACCAGCAGGCTTGGCCTTGGCTTTGGCCGCAGGCTTCTCCGGGAGAACAGGCGTCGCCTCCAGGCCCGTGATTTGCCTACGCCGCTGCTCAGGCATTGATCTCTTGCCACTCAACTACCCCTATTCCACCGCACATGCGCGGAGTTGTCCGGGGTCGTAATTATCCCCCGAAGGTCAGCTGCTGGTGCCAGCTAGCAATTCCTGCCAGGGCTGGGTACTGATCAGCCAAAACGCGAGCTGCGACCATCGAATTGACCGTGTTTGCAGCAGATGACAGGCGCTGCCTGATCTTCAGCAGCTGTTGGTTGGACCGTGGGTCGCGGTAGTTGGGATAAAACTGCAGCTGCTGCTTGATGAAGTCGTACCCGCTTTGAGCGCCTGCATCACGCCATGCCCGCTCAAACTTGGTCGGCAAATTCTTGCCGTCTTCTGCAAGGTCGAGGATGTCGATGATGGCCGGCAAGGACAGCACTGGAACGCCGGTGTACTGGCGCAGCAGCACCTGCCGGTTCGGGATGTCGTCCAGCTGATTGATGTCGTAGACCTTTGGCGTCGGCGCTTTGGTGTTGGGCTGCACCGGCAGTGGTTGCGGCCGCCGGGAAGGACCACCGCTTTTGCCGCCCGGGTAGAGGCTGCGATCTAGGGCGTTGTCTTCGTTTTCTGCCTTGCGCAGCTGGTAGATGGCGCCTTTGACGATCTGCTCCACCTGGGCGTCATTGGGATCAGTGCCGTACTTGGCCTTCCAGTCCTGGATAGCGGCGTCAGCCACCGTCAAATACCGGCGATAGGCCAAGGCCTTGCCGGCGTCCACGTCTTGGCGATTGGCCGTGTGAACGATTGGGTACTCCTGGGCAACATCGACCTCGATCTGACGGTTGATGGCCTTGTCCCTTGGGCCTCGCTGCGCGGCCGTCGTGCCCTGCTGCTTGGCCGCTTGCGAAATCTCGTCGTTGGAGCGGAGAAGGAACTGGGCCTTTTGAGACGGATCCAGGATTTGATTGGCTGCTGAGCGCTGGCGGTCCCTCGCTTCGCTCTCGTTGAAGTTGCCGCCCTTGGCCCCCTGCAGCCATTGGTAGAAGTCGGGGATCGCAGCCTCGTTGCTGCCGATGTAAAGGAACTTGTTGGAGTTGCCCACCACGTCAGAAGCAATCTTCTGCAGCTCGTCCAAGCCGACCCGTGAAATCTCGCGGTTTTGCTCAGAGCCGTAATAAGTCCTGATGGTTTCGTTGGCGATTGCGGCCTGCTCCGGGCCAGGCGGAACGCCGTTGAGCTTTCGGGCCAGCAGATCACGGAAGCCGTTAAGGCCCTCGGTCAGCTCTCGCGTGCGCTCAGCGGCCCCAGCGCGACCGTATTTCAACCTGGAGTCAAGGCTTTCCTGGGAATACAGCTGACCAAGTGTGTAGGTCTTGGGCTTGCCGGTTTGTGGATCGATGACAGCCTTTCCGTCGCCGCCAATCACAGGCGTGTTGGTCGGGATCCCGTCGATCAGGTCCCGCATCGACAGGTCGCCGTAGAAGTTGGTGTCGGATTGGAGAATCTTGTAAACCTCCTCGTAGCGCTTGGTCGCGCCACCCGGCAGGCCGCTGGTCAGCGCCGACTGCTGCATCACCTGGGCCAAGCGCAGCTTGAGGGCCGCGGCGTAAGCCCTTGGGTCGTTTTTCAACGCATAGACGTAGCCGTTGTATTCGATCTGTCCAGAGGCATTGGCGTTGCCAACGATCAACTGCATTTGAGCAGCCGCCTGCTTGGGCACCTGCTCATCGAGGAACTTGACGCGATCCTGGGCAACGGCATTGGCAACGCTCTCTCCAGCCTTGGTCGCTGCAGGCAGGAAGTATTTCTGGAAGCCGGGGCTGCCGCTGTCGATCCCGTATTTCTGCGTGATCTGCCGGGTGTAGTCAGCGCGAATCTTCTGCAGGGCGCCAAAGCCCTGGTCCTCGCCCAGGTAGTTGATCTCCCCGCCGCGCTGCTGGACATAGCCAGGCAGGCCCATCGTGATCTCTTGGGCCGCCAGCTTGACCAGCCCCCGCTCGTATCCGATCTGCTTGTAGGGGTCGAGGAAGTTCATCAGGAATCCGGCTTGCGGATCCTTGGCGGCCACCTTGCGCGTGGCAGCAGCACGCTCCAGCTGCGCCACCTCAGTGCTCTCATCAACCTTGACTACGGCTCGCTGCTGTGCCTCGTAGGCAGCGGCTTCGCCTTGATCCATCCGCCAGTCGGCAAATACCAAGCCGGCTACTTCGGCGACGTTGACGGCGTTCTTGGTGAACGGCACCAGGGCCTCGGCCAGCTGGGCATAGCTGTTGCTGCCCTGCACATACGTCGTGCCGCCCGTGCTGACCGTCTGAACGCCCTGGGGATTGGTCATGCCAGCCGGTGCGGCCGGCTTGGCTAACTGCTGCTCAATGGGCCGCAGGAAGACATCGACAGGGCGTGCCGCCGTATTCAGCTCACCAGGTTGAAGGTTTTCAGGGCGTGCCATGGCTCGCAGTGGTTACAGGGCTTTGATCTTTGCGGCGGTGCCGAGATAGGCGTTGACGCCACCGAGCACAGAGGTGCCCGCATTGAGGGCGGACATGTTTGCTGGGGCGCTGCCGGTCATCGACGGCGGCGGCGGGGTCACCATCGTTGGCAGCGGCGGGAATGGAGCAACCGGATCGAGGTACGGCTGCTTCTCGTAGAAGGTCTGGCTGTTGTATTCGTTGAGGTAGCGGGTGATCTGAGCCAGCTGGTCGCGGTTGTACTGGCGGTCTCTCAAGCCCTGCTCAATGTTTTTGAGCGTCTTGTAGTCCCCCATCTGACGGGAGAAGTTGGCCACATAGCGATCGGACGACTTGCCTTCTTGCATGGACGCCTGGAACGCCGCAGAGGACTGCAGCGCTCTGTAGGCGAACTGCTGGATGGCGACGGCTTCCTGCATCCCGCGTTCCTGCAGCTGCTGCTGCACGGCCGCGGCGTTGATCGCGTAGCCCGTGCCGGCGCTTGCGCGGGTCTGTGCAACGCGACTGGCCTGGTCGATCTCCTTGGCGAACTCGTAGTTCCGCAGCTGCTGGGTGTAGCCGAGCTTCTGGTTGTAATCGACCGTGGTTGCCCAGTAGCTGTACTGGTTATTCAGGTTCTGCATATCTGCGTTGAACCCGGCCTGCCACTGGTTGAACTGCGTGGTGGCGTTCTGGAACGCGGTCTGGTTGAGGTACTCCTGCTGCCTGGCCTGCTCCTGGGCGTTGGCCGTCAGGAATGACAGGCCAGTCGATACGGCAGCAACGCCAAGCGATACAGGGTCAATGCTGAATGGAATCCCTCCAGTTCCAGGTGCTTGTGCCATTACGCCTCCCTCCAGAACGGGCAGAACAATGCAGAACTCCGCCCAAATGGGCGCGGTCCTTCAACGGTAAAACCAAGGTGCATTAGCCAACGGATGGCTATTCGGTTCTTGGAGTAGACGTAGTTGCCAATGGGACGGCCAATCTCCTTGAGGCAGTAGTCAACCCATTCCCGGCCGTGCTTGCAGAGCATCCGGCGGTGGTTTTTGGTTTCCGTCAACGCGGAAGTGCCCAGCAGCCAAATGCGATCACCGCAGACGCCAGTGATGCCAACAGGGCGGCCATCGTCTCCTTCGATGGCACGGCAGATCGTGCTCTCCAAGTAGCTCTCGATAACGGCCTCCAGGGGCTGCATGCCATGGCTGAGCATCACCTCCTCGCAGTCCTGCTGCCGCAGGTGCAAGCCAATTTCCATGGCCACCTCCTCGTTGGCTTCAATCCATCTCATCGCAATGACCTCGCTTTGCCAGTGATCAAGCCCACCCACTCGCAAGTGGAGAACTTGCAGGGGTGTGGCGTGTCGTTGTGGATCTCGACCATGCAGCGCTCGCCGCGGCTCATGATCGGGATGTTGAAAACGCCCTCGTAGAAACGATTGGTGTCAGGGTCGAAGCCGGTCGGGTTGGCTGAACCCAGCGTTGAAACGCGGCTGCCAAGGACCGTGCCATCAAAGGTGTAGATGCCGGTGTCACGCCCTTCGGGGATGACGTGAATCTGGAAGAACGCTGTTTCGTGGTAGCGGAGCTTGGCGTTGCGCACCTGCGTCCGCTCGACATTGGCCGCGGCCTTGCCACCGCCAATTTCCTTGTAGAGCTTGAAGCGGGTGAAGCGATAACGGAAGTTGTACGGCGCACCGAAGTAGATCGGCTGCGTCGACCAGTTGCCCCTGGCCGTGATCGTCGTGCCCGACGTGATCGAACCCAGCAGCACGCCGCCATTGCCTGTGGTGCTGTAGCCAGACCAGGCCTGGATCGTTCCGGTGGCGGCAAATGGCAGCGTCCAGGTGGTGAGGTTGGTCGTTGCGCTGTAAGTACCAGCCGCCACCCGCATGGCAGTCGGGGTCTCCGTGGTGGTGGAGATGCGCCGGTCCAGAAGCAGCGGGTAAGGCGCATTGGTGGGCGGCTCTGGCGAGCGGTCCTGAACCGGGATCTTCTCCAGGAAGATTTCGCTGCCATAGCGAACCAGGCAGAACAGCGTCTCCCTGACGCACAGCACCTGAAGGATTTCGCTGGCCCCGCTCAGCTGCCAGTAGCTCCAGCTGGACTGCGCCCGCTCAGCGCCGGAGCCGGCATTGCGGATGAAGTATTTGTAGACGTAGATCCGGTCTTCGTAGCCAGCGGCGCTGCTGATCGAGAACACCGCATTGCTGGTGTCGTTGACCGTCATCGCAAAGACGTTGCTGGGCACAAACGCCGAGACGTAACCGGTGAGGTCTTGCGCATCAGCTGTCAGCGCCGTGCCAGCACCGCGGACGCTGAACTCTCGGAACATCGAGAAGTCGCCATTGGCCTGGCAGAAGACGATGCCGCCACCAGCCAGCTGGGGCCGGACGTTGATGTCGACCTCAAACTGCGTCAGCACGGTGATCTGCGCCGTGGCTGGCGTCAGCACAGTCTCCGCCGCGTTGAAGCGGAACTGGTACTGCGGCGAGAACAGGATCAGCTCGTCCTGGTACGGGATGGCGTAGCGCAGAACAGAAACCCGGTTGTTGCTGGCCACCACGTCAATCGGATCCGTATCAAGGACCGTCGTGACCGTTTCCGGGAAGAACTCAAAGAATTGGCGCACCCGGCTCAGGATGACGTTCTCGTCAGACAAGAAGCCAAGCCGGTTCTTGTAGATGAAGATGTCGTTGATCGGGCTTCCGATGAAGCTCGGGTCAGGCGCCGTGTCGTAGTCGCCAGCTACCCGCTCGCCCCAGGTTGGAATGGTGATCCCGCCCTGGGTGCTGCCATTGGCCGGGCCAAAGTAAAAGGTGCCGCTTGGCAGGCGCACCAGCAGGTGCGGCATGGTCGTCGCATTGACCTGGTACTGAACGCCAGGGCTGACCGTTTCACTCCAAACGCCTTCGCCAAACGTGCCGCTATTTGGCTGGAACTCGACGTAGTAGCCGTCAAAGTTGTTGCCCGGATCCCCGGTAATCTCGACCTGGTAGCCCTGCGGGGCGATGGTCGGCAGCTCCGTAAAAGCCTGGACCTGGCTCAGGATTGCGGTGATGTCCGCGTTGGCCCTTGCGTCGTTAGCTGAAACGGTGATCGGGTTGGCGGATCGGAGGTGAATCACCGATCCGCTGCGCGTCATGGTGACTCCGGTTAAGCCGGCAGTCGTCAGCCCGGTTATCAGGTTGGCCGCAATGTCCGCCGAGCTGATTCGGTTCTCGGTAACCGTGGTGCCGCTGGTCACAACCGGGGCAACTGCCGTCTGCACCTGGGCCTGGCGGGTGTTGACATTGACCGTGTAGGTCTGGCCGTAGTTGGCGGCCTTGACCCAGATCAGCGCTTCGTGCGCTGAAGGCCTTGCCACGGCCGGTGCAACCGCAGCGTTCATCGCAGGCACCGTCTTGGTGTTGCTGATGAAGGTGTAGTCGGCAATGGTGACGGCCCGCAGCTGCGCCTTGGCGTCCGTCACGCTGGTCAAATAGCTGTACCCATAAGGCGCGCTTACCGTTTGGGCGTTGCCGTTTAGGTCGTAGACCCTGATCAGCGAGTTGGTGACAACGGCCAGGTACTCCTCCACGTTGTCCCGCAGGATGCTGTGGATGTAGCAATCGCCAAAGTCAGTGTTGGAGACCTTGGCGACGGTCTGGGTGCAATCACGCTTGCGCAGGCCCTCCAGGATGGAAGACATGCCGTTGATCTGGATTTCCCCCTGGGAGGGATCGCGTTGCGCATCAGGTTGCTGGCTGATGCCCTGCGCAAGGTTCGGGATCGAATAGGAATACAGGCTCATCAGAGGCGCATCCCAGAACTGATCCGGCGGGTGGCAAGCCCAGAAGCCGGCGCATAGGTCGGGAAGGGCAGGTAGCCGCGGCTGCCGGTGAGCATGTTGGGCTGGTCAACCTGCTGCTCCATGCGCTCCAGCGCTGCCTGGGCGTCGCGCTCGTCCTGGGCGCTGTAGCGAATCAGCGAATCGGCGCCCAGCACACGGCTGGCAAAGACACGGGCAGAGCGGATGGTGACCCAGCGGTTGTAGGCCTCGGGCGCCTGGTCCCACGGCAGCAGCCAGATCACATCGGCATACAGCGAGGTAATTGCCGCCTCAAGCGTGCTTGTGCGCTTGTCGCGGTCGTACACCACCTGCCCCCGCAGCTGGAAACGACCTGCGTAGTAGTAGGGGTCCGTGGAGAAACTCACCACGTTTGCCGGCACCGTGATCTGGTTGGTGGTGCTGTTTTTGACGAACTCGTAGTTGTACTCGCTATTCCAGCTCCAGCCTTTGATCTGACCTTCTTTGTGGAACTCCAGCAGGGTGCGCTCTGCAATGCGCGCATCCATGATCTGCTGGTTTTCCAGCGTGCTGACCGGCTGCTCGCCAATGTTTTCCAGCAGGACATTGACCGCATCCAGCAGCGTCGTCCTGCCTGGGGTGACCGACTGATTGGCGAGTCCCATTTGACTTCTACGGCCTTGTAGCACTCATTGTGCTGGACAACGAAAAAAGGGGCCAGCATTGCCGGCCCCCTGGGGTGAACACTCCGATGAACCCCGACGGCTCAGGGAATCACGATCTTACAAGCGGACTCAGCGCGCAGCACACCCATACCCAGAGCTTGGCGGGCGACCATAAGGTCGGCTTGGTTCTGAACCCTGTACTCGGGACCGGTCATCTGCAGGGAGGGGCTCAGCAGGGTGAGAACACCCACGGCTTCCTTGCTGAAGATCAGACCCTTGCACTTGCTCAGGTTCTGAGCGTAGTCGCTGTTGTAGTCACCAGCCTGCAGGGTGTAGTTGGCCTGGGTGACGTGGTTGGACATCAGCACAGGGATGCCAGCCACTTGCAGGACCTGACCGTTGGCAATGGTGCCATTGCCGCCACCACCGCCGTTGAAGTCGGCGTTGATTGCACGCGAAGACTGCGAGATCAGGAAGTAGTCCTCAGGAGTGAAGACTGCATACATGCCGTCAACAGGCACGTCCTTGCCCTCAAAGGCCACGCGGGCATCGAAGATGGCATTGACCAGGGCGTCGCCCTTGGCTTGGCGGGTGGCACCAGCGCCGGTGTAGTCAGCACCAAGAGTGATGGCGTTACCGGTCTTGTGAGCGTTGATCGCCTTGGAGAGGGGCTGGGTGGTGTTGCTGGCAGCCGCAAAGATCATGCGGGCAACACGCTTGTCGTACTCGTAGGCCAGGGCCCGGCCCAGCTCGGTCGTGTAGACCTGCCGGACATCGAAGTACGACATCAGCTCGTCCACCTCAAGGATTGCGGCATCCGCAACCATCAGGGCGTCAAGCGAAATGATCCGCTCGTTGAGGTCACTGGTGTTGGTTGAGCCAGTGAGCGCAGTGCCGGGCTGGTGATATTTTGCCTCCAGGCGACCGGTGATCGGGAAGGCAACGCTCTTGCCGCCGCGGATGTTGCGTTCGCGGACTTTGCCCTTGAACACAGTGGTGCGCAGGAAGCTGTCGAGCACCTCAGCGGCACCCAGCTTCAGCATCAGAGCGCGGTCGGCATCGAGGCCGGCGGCACCGGCACCCCAGGTAGCGGCGGCGCCTTGGATTTGGCCAGTGCGATTAAGAACGGGAGCAACCATTTTTCTGGTATGCGAAGGGATTGAGTTGTTAGATCGCTCTCTCCTTCACCGTCGCAGGTTGTCCTCCTTGGAGGGCCCGCCGCTTAGGTGGCGTCTGGCAAAAAACTACACGAATAGATCACTTGCCGCCAACATCTTTGCCACCTTGGAGCGGTAAGCCTCGTCAACTTCGTACAGGCGTTGTCCGCGCTCATTGGTCTTGCCCATGGCATCAAGCACTTGCTGTTGGCTCTCAAAGCGGGATTGCTGAGGTGCATCTCCGCCCCCGTAGAGCTTGGGTTCAACAACAGCGTCTGGAGAGGCGCGTCTGGCCACCATTGCCCGCAAGGCCCATTGGATGGCCTCTTTGTTGCCGCCGTCAACCACGGCGTTGTAGTCGGCCAGCTCCTGGGCGTTGAGGTTGCTGGCGGCCCACTTGCTGAGCTCGGCAAAGCCCTCGTCACCGCCAACCATGGACTTGATCTGAGCAGTGTCCGCTTCGCTCAGGCCAGCCTGCTGCCCTGTCGATGACTGGGCCTTGGCGACATAGTTTTCCACCACCTGGCGGGGGACGTTGAAGGCTTCAGCCAGCGCGTCGTAGTGGCTGCTCACATCCTCGCCGCTGTCGGCGCGGAACATCACGTCCGCCAGGTCGACGCCTTTGCTGGCCAGGGTCTCTACGGCTTCTTGGCCATAGACCTCAACGGCCTGCTCCTGTGTGTAGCCCTCGGCCTGAGGGGGAGCTTCTTGCTCGGTTGACTGCCGCTCGGGCCGGCCCAGCTTCTTCTCCAGTTCTTGGTAGGAGCGCTCCAGGTCCTCAACGCTCTTGAACTTGCCGGCGAGCAGTTCGGGCGCCTGTTGGCCCTGCTGTTCTTTGACAAATTCCTCCAGCAGGCCTTCCTGCCCGGGCGCCACCATTCCTTCTGCCGCAGCTTCAGGTGTGGTGATCTGAGGCGCGGTTTGCGCGTTTGGGGTCGTGGTCATGCGGGTTGGTCTTCAGGGGGTTGTTCAGCCGCCATCTGCATGTCCTGCACGGTGGCGGCTGCAGTGGCGAGTTTTTGCGGGTCGGCCATGTTGGATTGCATGGCCTGCTGTGCCATGGCCATCTGCTGTTGCTGCTGTGCTTCAGCAGCCAGCTCCTCATCGGACTTCACCAGGCCGAGGATGTCGATGCCCATGGAGTACGCCAAGCGCTTGATCAGCTCAGGCGGCTTGACGTACCGCGACAGGCCCTCAGGCCCGATGGTGTTGCCAAGCGTGGTGGTGAAGCGCACCAGCTGCTCAAGGTCGTTGCCGCGGCCCACAGCTGCCAGGCCAACGGTCATCACCGGCTTGACCAGCTCCTTGGGCATCTTCGGCACCTTGCCCTGGCGGGTCAGGATGTCGAGCTTGCGCGACACATACGGGACCTGGAACTCGGTCGTCAGGATTGAGTAGATCGAGCCCAGGCTGTTTTCGATCTGCAGCGCCTGCAGCCGCACTTCCTCAGCGGTGACCCGCTCAGCGTCCCGCATGTCGGCCAGCATGAACGCCTGCGCCAGGCGCGCCTCGATCTGCTGCTTGCCTTGCATGGCAACGCTCAGGTCGGAAGACTTCTGGACCTGCAGCGCCAACACGTCATTGGGATCACCCGTGACGAAAGAGCCGTTGGGCGCCCGGGCCAGATCAGCCGCTTTGGTGACGCCGCTGGGCTTGACCAGGAACAGCACCTTGCTGCTGGCCAATGCACCTTCTGCAATCGCCTGGCACAGCGCCTCAACGGTCTGCAGGTCGGCGATGGCGGCGCTTTCGATGTAGCCAACGCCATAGGGCTGGCCGTCGCAGCGTGTCATCCGCAGCGGCAGCCATGGGCTCACCTCTTTGGGTGCCTTGCCTTCGGTGCCGGGGATCTTCTTGCCCCGTACCTCCTGGTGCCAATAGACGTAGCCGTTCTTCCAGCAAACGTAGGTGTAGAGCTTGACGGTCTTTTCCTTGCCCTGGGCGGTCAAATGCCGCTCGTGGTCAAGGATGCCGCGCAGCTCGTCGTCCTCCTCGTACAGCAGGTCCTGGATCTTCTTGGGCAGCTGCTGGATGGCCAGCTGCTCACAGGTCACCACCTCCAGCGGGTTGCCCATGGGGTCCCGGGAGACCACATAGCGGTTTAGATGAAAGACCCGCAGACCCTCCGAGGAGATGTAGAGCAGAGCGTTGCCCGAAACGATCAGGTGCAGCAGCGCCTCGTGAAACACCACGCGGTCGTTGCTGGCCTCGATCTCCCGCAACACCATGCGCTCGATCTTGCTGAGCGCTTCCTCTGTCGCGGATTTCTGCTCCGGTGTGACGCCTTGCTTGGCCAGCTCGGCGTCATCCAGCGAAAAGCGGAAGAACTGCTGCGTGGGCGGCAGCAGGGCAAGCAGCATGCGGCTGGCCAGGTTCAAGACGCCGCGTGCGCCAATGCCATTCCACGGCACGGCATACGAGTCCTTGGAATTTTTGTCGGGCTCGTTGGTGTCGGGAATCAGGTACGGGATTGTCAGCCGTGCTGCAACCCGTGCGCGATCCAGGTAGTGGTCGCGGTCGCTTTCAAGCCGCCGGTAGCACTGTTCCGCTGATTCCATTGGTTACACCGAGATGTTTGCGCCAGAACCGGCGCCATAGCTGCCTGACCCCATCCGCAGGCTTGCGGTTGTGGTCTTGGCGCCCTGCTGACGGGTGTTTTTGTCGTCCATGGCAGCGGTTGGCGCCTGTTTGGCCGGCTGTCGCGCCAGGATTTGCAGCGATTCCGACACCGCAGTGCCCCTGGCGCTGATGCCGGCCAGGCGCTGCCGCTGATCGGCTCCAAGCTGGGCCGCCTGGGCGTTTTGCCGCTGCTCGGCTTCGATTTGCTGCTGCTGCAGCGCTTGCAGTTGCGCTTGCTGGGCCGCGGCGGTTGCTTCACGCTCGCGGGCCAGGCGATCCAGCTCCCGCTGGCGCTCTTCGGCGATGCGTGACTGCCGATCACGCTCGCGCTGGGCTTCAGCGTCGATGTGTGCCTGTGGCCGTCCTCCTCCGCACATGGTCAGACTCCAATGTTGAGGCCAGTGCCAGCAGAAGCCGGCAGCGCAGCCCGACTAATCGACAGGTTGCTCTCGGGCTTCTTCTTCTTGACCGTCGCTGCAGTGGTTTTGGCCGCCTCAGGCGCCTCGGTCTGCGATGCAGAAATTGCATAGGTCGACGTTTGCTGCGCTGCAGACGCCGCCGCAGCTGCTGCTGCCTCGTTTTCGTACCGCTTCTGCAGATCAGCGGTCTCCTGGTTGGCTTTGTCGATCTGCATCTGCAGCTGGGACTGGAAATCCGACTGCTGCTTCTGCATTTGCGACTGATAAGCGCTCAGCGAGTCGCGGTTGCGCTGAATGTCGGCCTCGCTGGGGCCTCGATAAACGACCTCAGGGGCTTGAGGGGAAGAACCGCCAATGCACATGAGAGACCTCCTAAGCAGAAAGGGTGGTGATGTTCAGCCCAGAGCCGCCGCTATTGGCGACAGGCGCCGTGGATCGGCCAATCCGCAGCGCGCCTTTGCCCTTGCTGGTGTTGATGCCACGGGCAGCGCTGCCAACACGCGGCGCCTGGGCCGTGGGCTCCGGCGGCGGCGTGCCGATCAGCGTCGCCATGCGCATGGCCGCGGCATTGGTGTTTTCGGCCTGCAATTTGGCCTGCTCAGCGACCTGTGCAGCAACACGCTCCTGATTGCGCAGCGATGCAGTCAATTCCTGCTGCTTCTGCTGCGTTCCGCTGTTCATTGACTGCTCAATCGCAGCCTTCTGCAGCTGGAACTCGTTGTTGTAGGCGCTGTAGTCCGGCATCGTGATCGTCGCCGGGCTGCCTCCTCCTCCTGCGCACATCAGGGCACCTCCACGCCAAGCAGGCCTTGTTGCTGATCCTCCCGGTGCTTCTTCAGCCAGCGGACCACTGAGACCTGGCCGGCGCGAAACCAGACCTCTTTCTCCGTCATGTCCATGGACGGCGCCTGGTCGGGAAACTGCTCAGCCAAAAGGCCAACCATTTTCTCGTCAATGACGGGGACGTAGCCCACTCTGCGGGGTCGTAGACGTAGTAAGCGTACCCATAAAGCCAGTTCAGGCCCAGCTACCGGCGTCTGGTGAAGATCGTGATCAGCTTTTTGCTGTAAAGCGGGTCCGTCGCATACCCCTCAGCCTGCAGAAGCCGGGCGCACTCCTCGGGTGTGGTCGCTCGATTGACCCCGCGATAGCCCTTGAAGTCCTTGTACCACCGATCGCACAGGTATCGGACGGCATGACCAAGGCTCGTGAAGTCCATAAAGGTGTCAACGATCTTGACCTCCTTGCCGCCATACACCTCGCTGGTCTTACACGGCGTTCCAGGGCCCTTCAGGCCAAACATGTTCCAGCGACCGGACGGATGAGCCCCGTAATTGCTCTCCAGGGCCCACTGAGCGGCCACAACCTGCGGAAAACGGGCGCCGTAGGCCGCGGCAGCAGCCTTCACACCCTCCCAGCTGTTGGCATACTCCCCCTCTGCCAGGGTTCGGGAGCGAAAAACTTGCAGCCACTCGGCTGATTCGTGCAATAACGCAGGGTCAACTGCTTTGATGTGTTCATACAGGAGGTTGATTCCTTCCTGCTGCTGTTGTTCAGCCCTGTACCACCGCCAACAATCACGCCATTTCTGCGGCGTGATCAGGCCGTCCTCCATCGTCATAGTGGATTAGAGCTCTACACCCTTGTAGCCATGTCAGACCTGCAGCAGCAACTGAGCGAAATGCACGAGGAGCTGATCGCTCAAGTGCTTGATGACCTTAAAAACGGTGATCGCAAGGCCCGAGCGGAAGCCATGCAGCTGCTCAAGCAGAACAACGTCACCTCCGTCGCCCAGGAAGGCAGCACGCTGCGCAAGCTGGCCGGCAAGCTCGACTTCTCCAGCATGGAAGACAAGGTGGTGCCGCTCAACCGCCAACGCGAAGCCGGCTGACCCCACCGTGGGCGCGATGGGAGGCCTTTGGCCGCCAGCCCAGCGCCAAGGCATCAATCGCAGCACCGCTTTCATCCAGCCAGGCGTCATACGCCTCCTGCTGCAGCTGGTCCGCACGCGCCCGTGCAGCCCGCTGCTGGTCTTGCGCCGCGGACTCCACAAAGAACCCACAGGCAATCGCCAGTGCATCCAAACGGTCGTCATGGCTAAGGCAGCCCTTCTCAGCGGTCAGGCGGCTGGCCTGGACAAACAGTGAGCGGCTGTAGCCGGTTTCCGGGTCTTCATCCAGTAGGCGGTAGTCCTGCTTGATGACACGGGTGGTGACCACCAGGCGGTGCTGCTGGATCAGCGGACCCAACGTGTCACACAGCCGCTGCTCCTTCCGCTGGTTGTGACGCACCTCCTCGATGGTGACGGGATGCTCCCGCATCAGGTGCGGCTTGAGCAGCGCCGAGAACATGCCGTCGCCCATGTTGGATTCAGCGACGACGTAGTTCACGTCCCACTTCTTGGCCACCTTGGCCAGGTACTGCAGCACCTCATCGGCATAACCCAGGGTGCTGCCGCCGGATTCCAGCAGGAACAGGTTGCCGTTCAGTTCGGCCACCACCGCCCAGGCCAGTTCATCGGCGCCGCGGCCAGCAGGGTCAATCGCCAGCACACACCGCCACTGCTCACTGCGGGAAATCCAGCCGTTCTGGAAGATCGGGCGGTGGTAGAAGCGATCAGACCCCATCCCGACGCAGACCAGCTCCTGCAAACGCATGTCGGGCTGGTTCGACCACACCACCGTTTCCGGTAGTGCCGTGCCGTCGATGTCCATCACGATCAGGTCCCCCAGGCGCACGGGGAACTTGTCCAGCGTGGCCAGACGGGTGTTGAGCATGAACTGCAGCTCAAAGCTGGCCTTGGTCATGGCCGCTTTGCGTTGCAGGAGGTCTTCGTGCGAAAAACGCTCGGGATCTGTTGGCTCCCCCGTCAGGGCAGGGTCGGCTAAGACCTCAGCCTCCAGCACGGGGTCCAGATTCCCTTCATACGACTCCAGCTCCTTGGGGTACAATGCCGGCCAATAACGAGCCGAATAGCTGCGCTCCCGCACCAGCCGCAGGTAAATGCTGGTTTCGGTGTGCGGTGTACCCAGGTACAGGATCTTCCGCGCTAACGGCTGCCCTTCATCGGGCTTGATGATCGACTGGATCTCCTCAACCGCATGCGCCACCCGCTCTTGCTTGAGTTGGGTGATCACATTGGCCAACGTCTCCACGTCATCAAGGATTGCGCAGGTACAACGCTGACCCGTGGTCTGCCCCATGATCCCCATCGAGCGCACCGATGGAGACTGCTCCACCATCGTGGGGCCCACATCAAAGGCCACGTTGGAGAACCGGTTGCTGGGCCCTGGCATCAGGCACTGCAGGATGTCCACCTCGCCAATGCAGCGCAGCATGAACGACGAAAAGTCCGTCGCCTTCACCGCCGTGGCTGACACCACCAGGATCTTCTCGCTGGGATCCACCCGCAGCCGCCACAACGCATAAAACGACGCCAGGATCGACTTCCCCAGACCCCGGAACGCCACCGTCAACGACCGCTCGGGGCCGTTTTGCATCCAGTCACAGACACTGATCTGCTGACGGGTGGGGCTATCCGCTAGCCCCAACTCCCGCAGCAAATAACAAGTGAAGTTCGGAAAGCTGTCCCGCAAGACATCCGGTAACGGCTCCCACAGCTCCTTCACTTCTTCTTCTTGGCTGGCATCTCACATGCACCAGCAGCCGGCTCCTCAGCAGCAGGCTGGCTAAAGCCCTCGACGTAATACCCCTCAGGCACCACACCAGCCAACGTCTCCTCCTTCACAACCGATGCACCCACTAACCCCAACTCCAACCGTTGGGTATTCGTCAGATAAGGCATAAACCCTCCATCAGCACACCGCAGTCTGCCGACAAGGGGACCGCCCAGCCAGACGAACTGGCAGACATGTCCCCGCCCCCACCCAGTCGACCACGACCAAGCGACCAACCTGCAGGTAGGAGCAGACCAATCCTAATCCTCGTCTCCCGTCAGCCCACCAGGTGTGCGCAACATCTTCGCCCGCACACTCGGACGTAACGCCTCACCCATCACATCAATCGCTACCCGCTGCGCTTCCACCTGACTCGGATGCAACACCCGGTAAATCCGCTTCCGTGATCCGCCATGCCAGCTGCTGGTCAAACCCAGACAGCTGATCAACCCGTCATCCAGCAGCAGGTCCACAGCCCTCAACACCGTCGCCTTCCCCAAACCACAGACATCCGCCAACGCCTTGTGGCTCATCTCCGTCGTCCCCCCGCACTCCCCACGCTGGTCATGCCACGCCGCCTCCCACAACACCCCATACACCAACCCACACTCCTTCCCCAGCGCACACGCCTCCCGCATCAACGGACAGGACCCATCCAATCGAACAGCCAAGGGTTCCAGGCAGAACACAGATATAAGAAGGACGCTACACCCCCGTAGTCCAATCCCACCTCTTACCCCGATAAAACCCTCCCAACCTCCTACACAGAAGACAGATATAAGAAGGGGCCCGCGTAACCGCCCTCAACACCCCTGCCTCACCCCGCCATCACCCGCGCCCTGCCGGCCACAACGCCGGCAATAACCCAGGGGAATAACGCTGGCAATAACCCGAAAATGGGTCGCGCGATGGGCGGGGCTATTCCAGCGCGAGGAACAGCCTTTCCCCCCATGGCCCCCTCCGTTTGCTCCCTGCTGGCGGCCCGCTGCAACGCTGTTGCAACCGCCTACGGGGTGGCCCTGGTGCCTGCTGGGGTCTGACCACATCGCCGATGTGTTCCGGGCCCTGCTGGCGGTGGCTGCAGGGGCACCAGGGCCAACGCTGGCGGCCGCCGGGGGCGGCGCAGGGATGGGCACTGACGCCCGCGCCCTCAGTTACCCGCAGGTGGCCAGCCGATGGCCAGCCGATGGCCAGCGGTGTGGCCAGCGATGCGGCCAGCGTGTGGGCGGCGGTGGTGGCGGGCGAGGCTGCCAGGCCATCCCCTGCCCCTTTGTAACGAATTATCAACAAACTCCCCTTGATCATCTCCGGCCCCGGAGAGATCCGCCATGCTGCAGATGTTGCCGGGGCTGCGCATGCAGCACCACGACCACCGGCAGCACCACAACAGATGACAGCAACAGTTGCCGACTACACGGGCTGGGATGTGAGCGCCTACAGCCGCCTGCTGGAGGACTGCACCGGCCACACCGTCCGGGTTGCCACCGACCTGGAGGGTGACCACTGCTACGAGCTGGTGGATCCCTGCGGGGATGTGTGCGGGGATCCCTGGTACCGCTGGGATGACCTGGTTTGCGACACCGAGGACGCCATAGCTGCGCACCTCCGCACCATCAACGGGGATTGAGCCATGCGCAGCACGGTCTCAACCGTTGCCGCCGGGCTGATTGGTCTCTGGAGCCTCTGGGCCCTGGGGGACATGCAACGGCAGGCAATGCGCCAGCAGCAGGCAACACCAGCAGCGGTGACAGCGCAGGCAACACCTACGGGGTCACAGCAGCCAATACCCGACCGCCGCGGCCTCACCTACTGGCCGGGGCCCTGAACCCATCCCGGAGGGCCTACAGGCCTTCCCTGCTGGGCTCACCAGCAAGACCACGACCACCAGGAGGCAACCAATGGCCTTTTACGTCTACGCAAAGCTCTGGGGCATTTCAGAGCTGGAGTTCATCGACGAACACGAGACGCTGCACAGCGCAGCCGCTGCAGCCCGTCGCTACCGGGAGCAATACCCGGACGACATGCAGGGGGCGCCGGTGCAGTACCTCGTGCGCAAGGAGCCACCGCCGGAGCCAGGCATTCCCTACGAGCAGCTCAGCGCTGCAGGGCTGGTCTGACCATGTTCACCGTTTGGCAAACCATCGCCGACGACGTTGATCAGTTCTGCTGCTACTGCCCAACCGAACAGGACGCGCAGGACGAGGTGGACCGCATCAACAGCCTGCTGGCAGAGCGGGGCATCCCTTCTTGGGTTAGCAGCGCCTACTGGGATTTTTTCCGTTGACGACAGCCCGGAGGGGAGCGCCGCTCCCTTCCCTGCTGCCCTCAGCAGCAAGACCACGACCACGACCAACCATGAACACGCAAACAAAACTCCCGCCCGAGGTGTTCCGGCGTCTCTGCGCACTGCAGAAAAAGCTGCACCGCTGGGCTGAAGAGGAGTGCAACGGCTCCATCCAATGGGAAGACGACGCCTGCACCGTGCCGCGGCGGTATCACCTGGACCGCTGGGGCAGCTACACGATCAAGGGCGAGCGCATCCCCAACAAGGAAGCGCAATGGCTCATGCAGGCAGAACAGCTGGCCGCGCAATGCGGAGGCCGCGTCTACCACCAGGGCGACCCGCGGGGCTGCGCTCTCTACTTCTACCGGGATGCAGACCTAGAAGGGCGCGCCTTCCCGATCGACTCGATTTACAGCTCAGTGGCTCTGCCCTGCTGCTGAACACCGCCCGGAGCGGGTCAGCAGCTGCTGGCCCATTCCCTGCGGTGCTCACGCACTGCATCACCCGAGGAGCTTCCATGCAAACCCTCTCCCTTCGTGATCGGGTGGCGATCGCCAAACGGTCGCCGCGTCGAATCACCATCACCGTCAGCCATGCCGTCTCCGAACGGCTGCTCAATGCCTCTATGGATCAAGGCCGCAGCGTCTCCAACCTCTGCGCCTACCTGCTGGAGACCGCAGCACTGGCGCAAGGGTGACAGCCACCTAGGGGCGGCCCTGCTGCCCCTTCCACAACCACGACCACCCACACCATGCCAAGCATTTACGCCGCGGCCCTGGTGGCTCAGCTCGCAGGCCCGAACTGCGGGCTCAACCTTGGGGCCGAGATCACACCAGGCGACGCCTGGTTTACGGGCTGCACAGTCCCGAGCATCACCAACCCGCAGGGTGTCCGCCTATGGGAGAACCCGTTCTCGCCGGCTGGCGTGACAGCCGAGCCGGCAGGCCCAGCCCTACCGATCGGAGCGCCCTGATGACTGGACGAGCGGCGCCAGCATGGCGTCATGGGGCATCCCATCAAGAGGAGGCCCGCAGATGCTGCTAGCCATTGCCACCGGCGCCCTGTGCGCCGTTTTTATCGCTTGCATGCTGAAGGCAAGCAAAAAGCAGAAGCCACAGCGCATCAGCCCGGAGCTGGCAGCGCTGCTGCGCATGAATCCACGGACGAGGGAGGCCAAGTTGGCTTACCTCAAGGCGCTGCAGGAATACGCCCGCAAGGGCGGTGCGGAGGACCTGAGTGGACCGCCCTAGTCAATTTGCCTGCCTGATGCGCGAGCTGCGCAACGGAACCGGTAGCGGCCAGCTGGGCTTGCTATCGGTTGAGGTGCTGCTGCACGTTGCTGAACAACCGCGAACCATCGAGCAGCTGGTACAGCTGACGAAGGCAAGAAATGCCCACGTCAACCGGGCGGTGCTCAAGCTGACGCCCTGGTACGACAAGCAAGCCGGACAAGTGCGCATACCTGAGCTGCATCTGCTGCAGCGCAGGCGGCGAGCGCAAGCCCGCGGATACCGGATACACCTCACCCGTAAAGGGCGGGAACTCCTCGGCCGCGTAAACTTTCCACATTCCATGTAGAGAAGGTGAAAACTCGTATGACCGACCGCGCCTCAACTGCAGCACTTGCGATGTCGCTGTGCTTGCCAGGACTAGGGTGCTGGCATCATTTTGCCTTGCACTCCCTGCAAAATCCCGCCAAGCCTCGTATGAGGCTTGAGGTGACAAGGGAGCAACAGCCACCACCACGACCATGGATTTGGATCAACTGGAGCGAGCTTTCGGCGTTTTCGGGACGCTGGATCCGGGCTCGCTTCCGCTCCACCACGCTCAGGTATTCCTGTTCATCGCGCAGCAGGAGTCCTGCACCTACCGGGACATCGAAACCCGGTTTGGACTGAGCAACGCATCGGCCAGCCGAATCGTGAACTCCCTGGGGGAGCACGCCAACCACCGCAAAACCTGCCTAGGCCTGATTGAGGTCTTCATTGACCCAGCAGAGGGCAGGCGATACCGAGTGCGGCTCACGAAAAAAGGACTGGCCATCAAGCGGGCCATCGAAGGGCTCGCGTAACCACGACCCCACCCGCGTTCTGCACAGAACGCTTGCACCCATGACAGACGGCCATCTCAGGAGGCTGCCCAGCGGAGGCTGGGTGGCTGATTTCCGCGTCGACGGCAAACGCCGCCAGCTCAAGGGCAAAACAAAAGCCGAGGCCAAGGCCCGCATGGACGAGGCCCTGGACGAGACGGCCCTGATCAACAAAAGAAAACGGCAGAGCGCCTTCACCATCGGGCAAGCAAGGCAGCTGTCTCTGCGCGTTCGCTGGTCAGGCCGGGCAGCCGAAAAGAACGCCGCCGGGTACAGCCTGCAGGTGGTCAACTTCTATGGCGCCGAACGGCCCCTGGCAAGCATCGGCACCAAAGACTACGAGGACATGCGGCAGCACTTCCTGAAAAAGGGAAACCAGCCCGCCACGGTCAACTGGAAGGCCTCAACGCTGCAGTCCATGTTTCGGGACGCCCAGCTGTACGGGGAGATCACCGAGGAGGAGATCCCGAGGTTCCCTAAGCGGCTGCCGATTGACAACACCAAGGATCGGGTCTTTGAGGACGAGGAGCTCAGGGCGTTCTGCGCGTACCTCCAGGCCATCGAGAAGCACGAGGCCGCCTACCTGCTGGTGTTCCTCTGCGAGGTGGGCTGCCGGTTCTCTGAGGCTGCTCGGCTGATTGGCCGGGACGTGGACCTGCGCGACAACCGCGTGGTCTTCCGCAAGACCAAAACCCGCAAGGCCAGGACGGTCCCTTTGACGCCTGCCGCGGCTGATGCGATCCGGCCTTTCATGCCGGTGCTTTCAAGCCAACGGGTCTGGAGCCTGGGATACAAGCAGTTCGACTACCTGTTCAACCGGGCCAAGGCAGCAGTGGGGCTCGCGGACGACAATCTGCTGACAATCCACGTCACCCGTCACACCTGCGCCTCGCGGCTGACCCGTTCCGGTTCATCCCTGCTGAAGGTGATGCAGTGGGGAGGCTGGAGCGGGCTGACCAGCGTGCAGCGATACGCCCACGTCGACCTGACCTCGCTGGAGGCTGCGGCCGAGCTGTTGCAATGTGGTCGATGTGGTGGATCACCACCGCTGCAAAAAATCACTTGCAACTGAGTTGCAACCGTCGCCCAATGCCCAGTCTGGGAGTGAATATTGATCACATCGCCCATGTGTTCACATAGGCTTTACAGGGCCGTAGAGCAAATCACAAGCCTGCAGCAGCAGGCTTTTTTCTTGCAGATACGGCTCCGCGGTACTCACAGTGGGCTTGCAACACACAATTTGCAATTTGCAAGCGATGTGCAACCCATCTGACGGCCTCGTCGCTGAGCAGTTGCAGCGACAGACCAAGGCCGAGCAGAGGGCTGCTGAGGCTCACCAGAGCGCCCACAGGCGCCTGCGTGAGCTCGGCAAGGAGTCGGCCCTGCCGTATGGCCAGCGGCTGTACAGCGTCTGCCTGGAGGCCTTAGCGGGGGCGCTGGAGAGCGAGTTCGAGGACTTCCTGCTGGCCCCTGACAAGGCCCGACCGTTCGCCGCGGCCATGCCCTACTTCGACGGCTTCAAGGGGGTGCATCACATTGCTGCAGTTGCCCTGGTGGCAACGCTCGACCAGCTCAGCCGCAAGCAGCGGATGGCCACGTTTTGCCAGAACCTGGGCAAGGCGGTGGAGGACGAGACCCGCCTGATGCGGCTGGAGAACAAGAGCCCGCTGGAGCTGCGCCGCTTGATGCGCCACGGCATGAGCCGCCGCAAGATCGCCAGCAAGGAGGTCATGGCCCAGCTGGGCTGCCCGGCCCCGGCGTGGAACGACATGGCCCGGCTGCAGGTCGGGCAGTTCCTGCTGCACCACATCGACGCATCAACCGGCTTGGTGAAGGTGGTCAAGCACCGGGTCGGCAGGGGCTACCCGTTCTTCGTGCTGCCCAGCGAGGAGGCTGAGCAGTTCATCCGCGAGTGCCCGCGTGGCACCTACAAGGCCTCGCACAGCGCCATGGTCTGCCCGCCTGAGCCATGGCCTGGGCTGTATGGCGGCGGCGTGCTGGGCAACCAGGAGTGCCTGATCCGGGTGCCGATCCAGGACAACGAGGAGAAAGACGGCAGCGCCATCGAGCACTACCGCCGCGCTGAGCTGTCGGCTTTTGTCAGCGCGGTCAACCACCTGCAGACCACGCCCCTGGTGGTGGACGGGGAGATGGTGGAGCTGCAGCGCACGGCCTGGGAGAACGGCATCGAGGGGCTGTACCCCTGCCGCAGGGCGCCCATGGAGGTGCCAGAGCGGTTGGGCAATGAACCCACCGCAGAGGAGCTGCGGGCCCGCAACCGGCTGGCGGCCATGGCCCACCGGGACAGGGAGCAGAACAGGACCAGGCGAATCAAGATCGAGCGGGCACTGCAATCAGCCGAGGAGCTGGCTGGCCGCACCGTCTGGCAGGCCTATCACGCTGACCACAGGGGCCGCATTTACAGCGGGAACAAGTACGTCACCCATCAGGGGCCCGACTACGAAAAGGCGCTGCTGTCGTTTAAGCAGCAGGCCCCGGCCACTGACGAGGGCATCGACTGGATCTTCAAGGCCGCGGCCGGCCACTACGGGCTGAGCCGCAGCTACTGGAGTGAGCG